GTGTTCCAGCAGAAGCTGGTTCAGCAGCAAAAGTTACAGTTTTAAATGTATTAGCCATATTCTCCTTCCTATCCGAGTGCTATTGCCATACTAACACTATTGTCAGTTGCAGCGATAGTCAAAGTTTCATTACTACCATTGTTGTTTTCTGTAAAGGTCACATTATCTCCAGCGACCAATTTACCATTTAAATAACCAGCAGTAGTATCGTTAGAACTAACCAAAGTTTTAACATCTGTGTCAGCAGTTATGGTCTGCCAAGACGAACCATTATAATATTTAAGAACATTAGAACTCGTATTAAAAGCGAGATCTCCAGCATCAAGACTAGAACTAGGATCACTTGAATCTACTCTATATCTTTCAGCAAAACTATTTACTCCAGCAATATTAGTCGCAGTAGTATTAACATTAGCTATTGATCCAGCAACAGTTGCAATATTTGTTACAACGCCACTAGCTCCCAAAGTTGCCATATTCGTTACATTGGCACTTGTTGCTAGTAAATTTAAATCAGTCACGATATCTGAAGTTGCAAGAGTATTAAGATCACTTACAATGTCAGAAGTTGCAAGAGTGTTCATGTCTGCTATTACATCAGAATCTGCAAGTAGAGCCATATCGGCAATAACATCAGAATCTCCTAAAAGAGCCATATCAGCCACAGCAGCACTTGTTCCAAGTAATCCCATAGCAGTAACATTTGCCGAAGTCCCTAAATGCCCCATAGCAGTTACATTCGCAGATGTACCTAGTAAATCCATGTCAGTTACTACTGCTGAAGTACCGAGTAATCCCATTGCTGTTACATTAGCAGAAGTACCAAGATGCCCCATAGCTGTAACATTGGCAGAAGTTGCCAATAAATCCATATCGGTTACGATTGCCGAAGTACCTAATATTGCTAAATCTGCAACAGCATCAGCAGTACCTAATCTTCCAATCTCAGTAGCTTTTCCAGCAACAGCTCCTATGTCAGCAGCATCTCCAGCAACAGCAGTTACATTTGAAGCTATTCCAGCCACAGTCGTTACATTGGAAGCTATACCACTAACTGTCGTTACATCACTAGCAATTCCAGCTACAGTTGATACATCAGTTATTGATTGACTAAACTCTAAAGCATTACCAGAAGAATTAACTGATAAAATTTTATTTGCTACTAAGTTAGGAAAAGTTATATCATAAGTATTTGCTGTTGAAGCAGCAGCTCTTGGAGAAAATTTTAAATCTCTTTCATTTTGTTGCATCATAGCAACAATTTTATCTAATTCAGTATTAAGTGTTTCTATTGGGAAAGTACCTGAATTAGGAAAATCAGTAGAACGAGATATAGGTAAATCTCTATAAATTGTATATTTATCACTAGCAGTAGCTCCACCACCTAAAGTAATTGAACCACCACCAGATTCTCCAGCTCCAGCTACAGAATATTGTGTAGCACTTGATGGAGAAGCATTATAAGTTAAAGTAGTATCAGTAGAACCTGAAGTCTTAATTACTTTAATATCAGTAGCATTGAAGAACTCAAATGGTACTGTAAAAGCTGTTTGACCACCACTAGCAGTATATTGTACTCTAGGACTGGTATCTGATATTGTAATACTCATCTTAATGCATCTCTTTCTACTTCATCAAATAATGAATCAAGAAACCATACATTTTGAAATGGCAGAAGTCTACGCACATTCCTTGCTGTGTGATGGTTATATTTACCTTGTCCCCATGTCCACATAATATCTCCTATATTAGAAATTTGTGAAGTAGTTGGTCCAAGTACATCAGGAATAGGATTATTAAAGAAATCTCTATAAGTACCATAAGGTTTTTTAGCTCCTAAAATTGGTCTTAATCCTATTTCATTATTACCTAATCTTTCTATAGCATTATTTATATCTGAAAAAATACCACCTAAACCACTTCTATCAAAAGCATCTACAAGTTTTTGACCAGTTGGTTTTTTACTATAATCTCTATTAAATGCTTTTTGTCTATAAGCATCTACCATAGCTCCAGCAGCCATTAACATTAATACTCCATTTAAGAATTGAGCATCTCTTTCTTGTAATCCTCTCAATAACATTCGTTGAGTTGAAGCCATACCGAATTTTTTAAATTGAGATAATACTCCACCTATTTCTGTATTTGCCCATAATGGAACATCTCCTTTGCTTGGAGTAACAATATCTATATTAACTTGTTTTCCTATTGCTTGATGATATGCTTCAGCAGCTTTTTTATTTTTCCATGCTTCTGAATTAGCTACTCTTAATAATTTATAACTATCTCCATTTTTATATTTATTTGCTCCTTTACCGAACCCATGTTGGATATATTCTTTCCATATATCTTTTGCCATTTCATCTGTAATACCAAGATTTTTTAATCTTGCTCTATTTACTTTAGTAATTTTACCTTTAGTAACTAAACCTTCTATTGATTCTAATAAACGAGTACCATTAAATAATGTAGCAATACTTTTTACTCCTGTATTCCAAGGGTTACTTAAATTTAAAAATGTAAAATATAAATTTCCAAGACTACTCATTCCTCTTTCAAATTTGCCATATACTCCAAAAGCATCATCTAAACCATACATAGCCATAGCACGACTGCTTTGAAACATATCTAAACATTCCCCACCTAATTGTCCTGTTTTTGTAGAAGATTTTGCAATTTCTTTCCACATACCTGTTTGATATACTTCCCAACTAAGTCTAAATGTTCTAGTAATACCATTAATACTAACTAATCTAGCAGTATCTACTACTTGTGCTAAACCAGTAAGCATAGTCATAGCATTATAAAGTTTAAACATTCTAATGCCTCTACTCATAGCTCTATTAGGATCAGGGTGTAATCCTTGTGTTCCTCTAAGCAAAGCAATAGCAGCATCAGCATCTATTAATGCTTCTTCTTTTAATCTAATTAAATCATTCATTTTCTTTAAAGATTTTTTTGTACCCAATAATCTTAATTCTTCTATTTGTTTGTCATATTCTTCAGCTATTTGAGAAATACCTCTTTGAAAAACATTTGGATTTTTACTCCACTGTGTACCAAATCCCATTGGATCGCCAAATACTTTTGTAATTTCAATATCAGGTATAGTTTGATTAAAATAAAATTTAGTTAATATTTGCATATCTGTTTCTACAAAACCAGCATCAGCTAATCGTATATAATCTTCATTACTTAATCCTAAATCTCTTGATCTAAACCTTGCTGATACTCTATTAATACTATCAATATATTTTTCAACATCTGCCATTGTAGATGTTTTATTAGCTAATTTAACTTCATCTGCTAAATTTGGAAATACAATTACTGGTTGATAGTTTTTAAATTCTTCAATAATTTCATCTATATCATCTGAAGTAAATTTAAATTGACCATTTGGTTTTCTTTGTTTCTTTAAAATCTCTCTCATTAAAGGTTCAAAAAAAGCAAATCGGTTTTCAATTTGATCTCTTTTTAAAACTAGATTTACATAACCATCTTTTTTTAATGCAGTATTTTCATTTATATATTTTAATTTTGCTTCTAGTCTTTTCTTAGTAGTAATAAATTGAGTTTTTTTACTATTACTTCTAGTTTTAGAAATAAATTCATCTAATTTTGCTATTTGTTTTTCAATAAACATTTGAGATATTTTTAAATTATCATATTCTGTTCCAATAGTTTTATAAAATTTCTTATAACTATTAGCTGCTAATTTAGCTTCTTCTACAACACCATCATCTCCCATTATAGCTCTCCATACTTGTTGTCTAAATTGCTTAGGTGTCATTACTTTTGTGCCTTCATTAGTTGTTCTAGCAAATTTAGCATCAAGAGTTCTTTCAATAAAGTTTTGTCCACTCTTACCCATTTTAGTTAAATATTGTGTATAAAAAGATTCTGATTCTTTAATAAGTGATACTACTAAATTTGGATAACGCATTTTAATTAATCTTTCTATACTTGGACTTGTTGCTTTATCATAAAAATTTTTTACTTGATATAATGCTCCTTCTAATGTTCTTTCTATAAATTCTTGTGCTGGTAAATTTTTATTTTTTAATGTTCTAAATATTACATTCCAAGGGCCTTGTTCTCCAAATATACCTAAGCCACTAGGTTGTATTTTATTTTCATCTATATAATCTTTTTGAGTTTTTAATTTATTTCTTTGTTTTACAATTTTAAGTTCATCTTTTAGTTCTTTTAATTGTATTCTTTCTTCTTTAGTTTTTTTCTTTTTAGCAGATAATTCTTTAATTTGTTTTTCAAGACTAATCCACTTTTCCCCTTTAGGAGCAGCAGCTCCTACAGTTCCACCCTGAAATATACTGTCATCTGCGTCATCTAACATTTGAGCTGATTTATCAAATTTCTTTCCAGCTTGATGTGCTGGTAAAGCTGGAAATAATGTAGGTAGAATAAAACCACCAGCAGTAATTAATACTGAATCAAGCATAGGTCTTGAATCATCTAAGTATCTTTTTCCTATTTCTTCTGTGCCTATTAAACCTCCTACAGCAAATCCTCTTCTAGCACGATTTAATCGTAAGACTGTACTACCAGCTTTTGTAAACATAAATAAACTTGAAGGATCAGTAACACCACCTAATATTCTACCAACAATATATGCTGGAGAACCATTAATTTGTTTTTGTTTTTCTACAAATCTATTTATTAAATCTGTGGTATGTTCTGCATTTCGAGAATGCATAAAATTACCAATATAACTTTCTAAACCATGTTGTCTTAACTGTGGATCATTAAATATATTATAATTATCATCTAATTGATAAGTTGGATTTTCATTAAATATATATTTAGTTGCATATAATGCAGATAAAGCAATTATATTTTCATCTAAAAAACCTGTCCATACATTCTTAGATGTATTAAATAATGCATCAGTTGCTGACATATTATCTCTAGGTTGTATTTCATTAGGTAATACATAAGATAATCCTGTAGAAGTATTTATATCAGGCATTATTCTCCAGCTTCAGGTTTCCAAACAGTATCGTTAAAATCCATATGAGTAAAATTAGTATGCTGTCCATTATTCCATGCTTGGATTTTTTCAGCTCTACTTTCATTTCTAACAAATATTCCTCCCATATTTCTTTTAACTTTATTTGCCATTCCATCATTCCATAATTCATTTAATATAGTTGGTTGTATAGTATTATATCTTTCATCTGATGAATAAATAATTTCTCCTTCTCCAGTATATGAATCAAAACTACCTAAATATTTTTCATCTCCAGTTTCTATATACTTACCTAATGCTTTATAAAATCGTGGTCCAATCATTCCTTGATAAGCCATATCTACAACAGCTATTGTTAAATAAGCATTTCTATTTCCTGTTAAATCTACACCATATTTTGCAGCTTCTCCTTTAACTGTTTGATACATTTCTTCCATTACTTTTGAAGCAATAAAAGCAGAATCAATATATTTAATACTTGTTTTACCATCTATTAAATCGTCTATATTATAACCAAGACGAGCTAACTCTTTTTTAACTGTATCATTTTTCTTTAAAGATAATCCATGTCCAATAGTCCAATCTCCATTACCTTTTGCAGTTTCATATGCTTTAGCATGAAACCCACCTTCATTATCGGATATATACCGAAATAATATATTTTCTTGTTTCATAATTTGATCTCCATCTTTAATTAAACCACCATACAATCTAGTTTCATATTCATCTCCAGTTAATCTATGAATTTGATTTAAAGCAGCTTCCCTTGCTAAGATTTTTTGAGATTGTTCTTCCCAATCATCATAATTAAAATCCCAGTAAGGAATTAATCCAGAAGCCTTTTCAGCAACTTTCTTTCCATTATTAACAATAAAGTTATCAAACAGTTTAAAAGTTTGATATCCTAAATATTCTAATTCTCTTTTATACTTACCTAATCCTATTTTATCATAGTTTTGATTTCTTTCATCAAATCCTACTTTCCATTCTTCTTGATAAGCCATTTCTTTAATTTTTTCTGGAGTTACTGCATAAGCTCTAGGAAAATCTTTTTTATAAGGAGAATAAGATTTATTAGGATCATAAGGATTAGGTAAATCCATAAAATATCCATCTCTTTCTACATCTATAGAAATATTATATGTTGGTAAATTTCCAGCAGAACGCTTGTTATAATGAAATTGTATATGTTTATCTCTTATCATTTCATAAAGATTATTAGAATCTAAAAAATCATTCTTTAATCCAAGCTCATCTCTTTCTTTTTGACTTAATCCCATTATTCTATTTTGAATAGCTAACACCATATCAGCAAGTATTTCATCTTCTGACATACCTAGCTTTTTGTATTCTTTCATTATAGGTTTTAAAACTACATTAGTCATCTGTGTCCCACCCTTGATTTGCTAAATCTCTTACTCCCCATTTTAATATTGTTTTAATATCTTCTTCGATTGCCCATTTAGGTCTTTGAGCTAAATCTCTTGCAGTTAAATTTCTTCCTATATAATAATCAGTTATAATATCTGGTAATATTTTTTCTAATTCTCTACCAGCTAATTCTAAATTTAAATCAACTGCTTCAGTATCAGTTTTAACTAATGGCAACCATGATAATGGATTTATCATAGAAAATTCGAATAAAGGTTTTACTTTAGCCTCTCCTATTCCTATTGCCATACTTCCATAGTCTGCTGCAAATAAACTAAATCTTGTTTTATCTATTTGTTCTTTTAATGCTTTTGCAAAATAATCATCATCTAATCTAGTAAACATAGTATTTATTTCTTTATTAAGAATATCAATATCATCTATTTTTGCATCTCTAGCTTTCCACCATCTTTCAACAAATTCAGATTCAGTTATTTTTTGAGATTCAGGTGTAGCTTGAGTATTATCTATAATGGTTTTTCTTTTTTGATAATCTTGATAAAATGAATCTAACATTATAGCATCTTTAGAATCTATACCTTCTATTTCCATCATTTGAGGTATATCAGATGAACGCAAATAATGCATAGCATGTGCCATTTCAATTAACTGGTTTCTATCTGTTTCTAATTCGTAATTCATATGTTTCCAATCTCCTAACCATCTACTTAAAGGTTCAGGAACAATATTCCATCTTGTAGCATATTGTTTTAATGCTTCTAAATCTGGAGAAGGTTCATTTGCAAACATATCCCATTGAAATGTAAATTCATTAGGCATTTTTCCTGTCAAATGATATACATGAGTATCTACCATACTTTTTTGTATTTCTTTTTCTGTTTCGGCTGTAATTTCAAAACCTTTTGCTTTTAATTCAGCCATAGCTCTTGATGTTACATCTGCCCAAGCATTAGTTAAATCTGGTAAATCAACATACTTTTCTTTATATATAAATCTTTTACCTTCATTATTAGGATTCCACATTAATAATTCAGCATATTTATTTATAGTATCATTGTATTCATATTTGTCTGTTAAAGTAATTCTATCTTCAGCAGATATATTTAAATCATTAAAGTTTTTTATTAGTTCATCTTTTGAGTTAGGTAATAAATAAGGAAAATCTAATCTTTGTAAAAATTGATTTACAGCATTTTGATGATTAGCTTTATTTTGATTATCTATTTTTGATTGTAGTTTTTTATTTTCTTCTATTAAATTATTTCCATATATTGCAGCATTATCAATAATATTAGCTCTTTCTTCTTTAGTAGAAAACATTGAAAATTCTTGATCATTTTTTGCTGCTAATAATGTACTAAATCCATCAAGCATATCTTGGTCAGGATTTGTTTGGTAATTTTTTAAATAAAGAGCTACATCTTTTTGAGCTTGTTCTAAATAACTTAATGCTCCAGCTTCACTACCTATAGGTTCAGCTACAATTCCATCTCCATTTAAATCTATTCCATTTGGAAATTGTGCTGAATATGTTAAAGATTCTTGATCTTTTACTATAGCTCCAGCATATATACTTTTAATTTTTGTATTTACTCTTGCTTGTTCAAAACCTAATATTTTCTTTTTTGCCCATATTTCAGGAGTATCTAATCCAGCACTAAATTGTGGATCAAGACTTGCATAAATACTTGCATACGATACAGTTTTATCTGTTAATTCTGGTAAATAAAAGTTTGTCATTTCATTATCCCATTCAGATATATCCTTTGCTGATAATTTATCTAAAGCATCATTTATCCATCTATCTGTATCTATATTATTATATTTAATTAAATCTTGTTGTTTTTTATTGTAATGACGCAAATGAATATCTTGACCTTCTCTTGCAGCCATCATTCCAGCATATTGTTTTGCCCAACCTTTAAATCTTGTAGGTACTTTTTTAATTAATGTATCTATATAAGGATTAACGCTATTATAATATCCATCAGGATCAACTCTATTTTTATTAGCAAATCCTTTAATAGCATCAAAAGTATCTATACTAAATTTAGCTTTATATAATTCTTCTTCTTGTGTAACTTTTTGTTGTGTAATTACATCAATCGTTTTACCAAATTGTTCAGCAGCAGCAGCTACCCAATCTCCTTTATAAGCATCTACAACACCCATTCTGTTTGCTACAGAAGAAGGTGTTACTACAGTAGTTTTTTTTCCTTGTGTTAAAGCCATTATCCAATATCGTAATATTTATATTTTGCATAACCACTTGTTAGTTGTGCAGCCACACTTGTATATCCACCAAATGTTAAGTCTTTTGATTTTAGTCTATTTTCTAATCTTGTATCATAAAATTTATGTTGAACACTTTTTGCCATTAATCGAATATTAGCAATATCTTTATTCATATTCTTTTCGACTTGTTTATTAATATTAAGAAAACTTCTACTATCATCTAAATATCCAGCAGTAGATTGAAATGCTAAATTATTTGCTAATTCTTTCCAACCATCAGCAGTTCTTGCATTTTCATTTTCTAATGCTTGTACTTCAGCTAATTTTGCTTCAGTATCTAGTCTATAATTTTCTCTTGCTAATGCTCTTTTTTGTGCTTGTATAGAAGATAAAGTACCTACTGCTCCAACAGCAGCACTTAACATAAACATACTTGATGCACTTGATCCAGCTAATATACTCATGCGAATTGTAACTCCATAGCTAATCCTAATACCTTTAATGGTAAAGGATCGTTTTGTGAAATAGTTATAGTAGGATTTTTGCTATAACCCAAGAAATTAAATTCTTTTTTATCTGTAACTGGTGTTAAATCAGTATTAACTGTAAAATCTACTTGTTGTATAACTAATTCTTTTGCAGTTAAATCCTGAGCTTTCATTGTAATATCTAATCCAGAAGATATATCTACAATAGCTTTATTAACTCGTCTTGGCTGACCAGTAAGTGGTCCAGTTTCTATTTCTTTATCTATTGCCATAGTTTCTAATATTGGAGTAAAATTAAATCCTACTCTTACACCAGTAGGAAAAGGAGCTGATGTTAATGTTATTCTACTGCTAGAATCTACAGTAAATTCGCCTAAAGAACCATTACCATATGTAGCGTATACATTATCTGTATTTTCATAAATAGCATTTACTGTATGTACAAATCCATTAACAACAGTAATAACTGCATTATCCGAAGGTGTTGCAGCTAAATTTTGATCTAATTGTAAATTATATCCTGATGCAGTAGCTGTTACTGCCTCAATAGTATATTCAGTAGCATTTCCAGCAATAGTAAATGTTTCTTGAACCTGAGGAGCAGAACTAAATCCATCTACTGCTAATGTATTACCTGTTTGCGAACCACCATTAACTAATGGCGAACCTTTTTGGTATACAGTAGTAGTAGATGAACAATCTAATGTTACTGAATCAGTATCAGAAAATTTTTCTAAAAAATATTTTGTACCAGATGGCACTACTCTTTTACCTACACAAAATAAATCTTCATTAATAGCTACTATACTATCAAATGTATCGCCTGTTTGTGTGTCCCACATAGTCCAACCAGCAATTTTTTCATCTCTAATACTATGAAAGACTGCAATCTTTCCACCATGAGTACTTCCACTATTTAAAAAGAAAGCAAATTGTTCTGGTTTTTCTGCATTACCTGTAAGCATAGCGTGTTGCTTTGGTGTATCTACTAAATGAGAAGCTAATACTGAAACACTTGTTGAACGATATGCTTGTTCTACATCTGAAAAAACATATTCTCTAATTGCTTTACCATTCTTTTGTGAAAATAATGTTGCTCCATCAAAAGGAATAGGATTTGATCTATTACAACCATAAGGTGTTTGTCTTAAAAAAGATATATTACTTGGAGTAATTGCTGCTGATTGAGATGATACTGGAATAAAGTATTCTGCTCCATCAGTAAATATTTGTAAATTACGAGAAGAAACAAAATGTCTTATTTCATTAACTCTATCGCCTGTAATAGCTACATTAATAGCTTCATTAGCATTTCCACTTCCTAAAGCAAAATTAAAATATCCACCTATTTGACTGGCAACGACTGAAGATGGTTTATCTCTTACCCCACCAAACCATAATCTATTATCATGGAATGATACTGCCTGAGGATAACCTCTTACTCCTGATATAAGTTGTTCAGTCCAATCAGCTTCTGCTGAAGTTCCACCTAAAGTTTCAATAACTTTAACAGTTACTTGTGTCGCACTATCTTTACTTGTTATATAAACTTGTTTGCCACCTATTTCTAAATAGGTTTCATCATGGGCATCTTCAAATACACTTGCACTAGCAGTTACAGTTACACTTGCTCCACTTGTTGCAGAAGGTGTTAAAGTAACAGTTGAATCAGCATATTTGTAAAATGGCTGTGTAGTTTTATTTACACTATGAGCTGTAATTGAATCATTTTCTTCAAAAGCAAAAGCAGATACACTAAATGAAGAAGCACTAGCTCTTACTATTTTACGAATAGGATAATCTCTATGACATACAAATACAGTATCTCCAAACTGTGCTATGTTTAATTCAAATATAGTTGCAGTTGTCCAGTTGCAATTTGAAGTTATATTTGTTTGTATAGCTACACCACTAGAATTAAAAACATCTAATCTACCATTACTAAAAGCAAAAATAGCAGTTTCATCATTAGAAAATATAAAAGGAGCTAATCTACTTTGTTGAGTTAATGTTGCAGTATATTGTGTAGCTGGTCTACGCATAACACCACCTTCATCTAATAGATACCAATTACGACATTGTTTTGCTCCTTCAAAATATGCTTTAGCATCTGTACGAGCATTTAGTAATGAATTAAGCTCTCCAGCCGAAAAGTTGGTATATACTTGTCTAACCTTTCTGGGCATTATGATGTAACAAGTCCACTCCTACTGCTTCTTCTTTCAGTAATAAATCTGCTAGTAGACAGTATTTTAGTTGTTGTTTCTTGTGAATCAGTATTTTTAGCAATTAATAATTGTCTTTCGCCTAGCTCATCAAATTCTCTAACCATACCAGAATCTCTTGCTATTGAACCAGCAAAGATACTAGCAAGTTTGTATTCGAGAGCTAAACGAAAGTGGGGAGGAAATTGATCTTCGTCTTGTCTAAAAACATAATCCATAATTACTGTAGAATTAGAACCATATCCATCTAAATAAATTTTATCTTCATAACGACTAAAAGGAATTGCGTGGTCATTACTTGTAACAGCAATAATTTGTAAACATAAAGGACTAGCTGGTATTTGATATGCGTATTCATATCTACCAGTAGGAGCTGCACTTAATAAAGATAATTGTTTTTGCCCTGTAGCAAAACGCCATTTATGTCTGGTAAGACTTGCTTCTACTATTTCTTCGTAAATATTATTTACTACTAGAGCTTCTGTGCTACCATCAGTAAATGATGAAATAGGATTTGCTCCTATCATTATTAAAGCTCTTGAAGCTATATCTATCTTTGTAACTGCCATGCATTATTATCCAAATTGTCCAGTATGACTTACTTTAACTGTTTTATTACCTTTAGCATTTAATCCTGAAGGTATAACTATATTAAGATTTTTTCCTTGTATAGAAGTAATCCCATGATATTTATTTAAATAAGCAATAATTTGTAAAAATTCGCTTCTTTGTTTTTTAGGATCATCACTCATTATTATTGAATCTAAAACAGCCACTCCTTTTCTTACCATATCCATATCTTTAGTAGATAATTGTTTATTTGATATAAACATATTTTTATTTGGGTCTTTAAATTGTGTTTTAAATAAACCATCATCTGTTCTTTCTATATTGTATAAAGAATCTTTATTTGTATTAGATTTTATTATTGATGCAGTTAAAGCTCCAGTTAATACTGCTGCTCCACCTAATTCTAATGCTCTTGTAGGATTTGCTTTAATTGCTTTCATTGTATCATCTGCTAATCCTCCAGCAATACCTTGTGCTTTCCCTAAACCAGCTTTAGCTTTTGTTGTTCCAGCTTGAATTGCTTTAGCTCCTTTAGTAAATGCTTGTGTATTCATAGCTGCGTCAGCAATTTCAGATGCTTTAGCTTTTGTTCCAGCATACATAGCTTTTGGGTTTTGCATACCTTTAATAAATTGTGGTTGTGCTTTTGATTTAAGAGATGCTACTCTATCTTTTGCTGGTTGTACTATTTTTTTGTCAATGAAATCTGCTTCTTTTTTGAATTGTTTTTTTACTGAGCCACCAACTTTATCTTTCTTTTTTTTAGTAGCTTTAATAGCTTTGCCTACTACTGTTGCAGCTTGTTTTAATAAACTTCCAGCGATTGCCATATTTTTAATCTCCTTGTTAAGAGAGGGGAATAAATCCCCTCTCTATTAGTTATATTAAGCTAGTATTACTGTATTTAAGTTTGATCCACCATCATTTACAGATACAATTAGTATATCTACAACTGCGTTTGAACCACCACTATTTACAATAATAATGTCTCCAGCTTTTAGTTCTCTAT